AGAGAGCCCTCTCTATAATAGGAGAGGGCTTTTTTTATGAATTTTTTAACTTTATACGGCAAAGAAAAACCTGTTAGAAATGCACACAGGTACAAAATTAAATGGAATGGCAAATGCAGAAGCAAATTCCAACGTACAGTAAGATCTTATTTGTACAAACATTGGCGCTACGATGCCGTATATGAGGAGTTTAAGGTGGCGGGTACACAACTTACCCTAGACTTCTACAACCACACTAAAAAGATAGCTATAGAGGTGCAGGGAGCGCAACATCTTAAATTTGTAAAGCATTTTCACAAAACCAGAGCCAATTTTGTACGTCAAATACGTAGAGACAACAAAAAAATGGAGTTTTGTGAACTAAATGAGATCAAACTGATAGAAATTTACCCAGATGACGAATTATCCGAAGAATATTTCGATAAAATTTTAACTGAAGTGTAAATCTATAAGATGAGCAAGCCAAAATTTGAAAAATTTAACGTTCCAGAGAGGCTTTTAGAGCAGTTATATGAATTAAGTGGCAAGTCAAATGCCTATAAAGGCTTTATTATAGCCTATTCAACAGAAAACGGTGAACCCCTAATACACACCAAATGCGACACACAAGTTACTGAATATGGACTTAAGAGAGCTTTAGAAACATTTCTGACAAGTGGCGCAGAAGAATCTTTTGAAGTAGAAGATTCAGAAAATACTTGACTTTTTGATTTTTTTGCACAATATTAGGTGCATATGATTTATAGTTACGAGATCGAAAAGCAAGTTTTAGCTGCTTTTTTACAAAAACCTAACACATTTGTTAATTATCTAAACATCCTAAGTGAGAAGGATTTCTACGACAAAAACTCTTTGTTGCACAAAACTCTTTTTCTTATATTAAAAAAATCTTTAGAAAAAAACGAAAGTATTGATGAAATAGTTATAGTCCAAAGAATCAAAGACTTGGGCATAAAGTTTGAAGAGGATATCAACATACTTGATTATGTTAGATCTTTATCAATGCGTAAAATACATTCCGACGATAAGATACAAACGTCAATCAAGGAACTTAAAAAGTATAGTGTCCGCAGAGAGATACACGCTACTGGAAATAAGATAGCTGATCAAATGAAAAATGTCAGCACAGATGTTTCTTATTTAGAGATTATAGAACTAGCAGACCAACTCTATAACGAAAAGATAAATTTATTTGAAGTTGGGGACGATGTACCTCAAAACATTTATGATGAGATGGAAGACTTCATCGAAGAGCGTGGCAACAATCCAGTAGAAGAATTTGGTATGATGGGTCCGCATCAAAAAGTTAATGACATATATGGTTCATTATTAAGACCCGGCAACATTACAGTTATTGTCGCTCGTTCTGGTGTTGGTAAAACTCAATTTTGTATGGACTACGCTACCAAGGTTGCACTTAAATATGATGTTCCAGTTCTGCACTTTGATAACGGAGAGATGAGTAAAGAAGAATTAATTATTAGACAGTGTGCCGCTTTATCTGGCGTCCCTTCTCATCTGTTAGAAAGTGGTAAATGGAGACAAGCTGGCGAAGACGTTGTTAATAAAGTTCGTTCTGTTTGGGCTAAGATTAAAACACTAAAATTTTATTATTACAACGTTGGTGGTATGGATGTTGATTCAATGATAAACACATTGAAAAGATTCTATTACTCTAGAGTTGGTCGTGGTAATAGAATGATTTTCTCTTTTGATTATATTAAAACATCTTCCGATAAAACATCTGGCAATAAGTCAGAGTGGCAAATGGTTGGAGAGATGGTAGATAAATTTAAAAAATGCATACAAAAAGAGGTCTTGGAAGATGGCTTACCAGTCATACCAATGATTACATCAGTTCAATCTAATCGTAGTGGTATTACCAATAATCGTAATGCACAAAACATTATTGATGATGAATCTATTGTATCATTATCAGATAGAATTACTCAATTCTGCTCTCACATGTTTATTTTAAGACAGAAGACTACAGATGAGGTCGCTGATGATGGCTCTTCTTTTGGTACACATAAATTAATTAACGTAAAAGCTAGACACCTTGGTAAAGATATTGCAGGTGCTTGTGAGCCAGTACAAGTTGATGATAATCTTCGTAGGAATTTTATCAATCTACAATTTAGAAACTTTAATATTACAGAGTGTGGTGACCTAAGAGACATTGTTGCTTTTAGAAATACTGGTGGTGATTTAATCAACACACAATCTGATTTACCTTCATTCGATGACCTATAAAGAAGCATTAGAGGACTTGGGTTACACACTTCAAGATTGTGGTTCACATTGGAGAAGTAACGCTATTTATAGAAGTGGAAAAAACAAAACTGCTCTTATAATATACAAAGACACTGGTGTTTGGAAAGATTTTGGCGCAGATAATGAAGCTAAACCCTTTACTGCGTTAGTTAGAGAAACCTTAAAAACAGAAGACCCAAAAGCAATTCAAAAGTATGTAGACTACATACCTAGATCGCCAGACCTAGCCAAAAAAGTAGAAGAAAAAATAGAAATGGAAAAAATATACCCAAAATCTTTTTTAGAAAAACTTTTACCAATTAGGACTTTTTATAATCAAAGAGGTATCTCAAACGAAACACAAAAAACATTTGAATGTGGTTATGCTGGTAATGGTAAAATGTACAGACGTATAGTTTTCCCTATTTATGATTTAAATAATCAAATACACGGATTTTCTGGCAGAACTGTCATAGACGGTGAAAACATTCCTAAATGGAAACACATGGGTCGTAAAACAGATTGGGTTTACCCACATCATCTTGCACACGATAATATAGAAGAATCTGGTGAAGTTATTTTGGTAGAAAGTATTGGCGACTGCATGGCTCTCTATGAAGCTGGTTTTAAAAATGTTCTGATGCTTGCTGGTTTAGACATATCATCTAAAGTTATGTCTTATCTTAATAGTTTTGATTTGGACAGAATTATCGTATCAATGAATAACGACAAAGATAAAGAAACCAATTCTGGTGGGATAGCTACAATTAAAACCGTTGCTAAATTATCTCAAATATATGATCTCGATAGAATATGCGTCAACCCACCACTTGCAAATGATTTTGGCGACATGTTACAATCAAACCCATCTAACACCAATATATTCTCAAAGTGGCATACTAGAAAATGCAAATGGAATTTGTCGGACGAAAAAACACAAGACTGGATTAAAGAACAAATTAAATCAACAGACGCACTACGAAAAAACGGTAACTGTAAAAAACTAATTAAAATTTTAGATTCGTGAAAAAGGTAGTAATATGGAGAGTTCTCTCAATAGTTCTTTGTACCCTAATGGCAAGGGTGTGGTTTGGAGATTGGCATGTTACCCTTTTCGGTATTTTCATTTCGTTTGTTATGACTATTGTTCATTACTATTTCGAAAAAATTTGGGACATCTATGGAAGTTAAATTATCAGCGAGCCGTATAAAAACTGCACAATCTTGTAGTTGGTTATATTGGTCTAAATACAAATTAAAGTTACCAGAACACGGTAATGATGGCGCCAGAAGAGGTACTGTCTGTCACAATGTTTTTGAACATTTATCTAAGCAAAAAACTAAAACACAATTTAACAAAATAGTTAAAGCTAAAGACCCTTTCGCGGCTAAAGCTGTTAAAGATTTAATTATGTCTGACGCAACAGAGCTTGGTGTTACAGATGAAGATAACATGACGCTTATAAAACAAATGATTCTCAATGGTTTGAGTTGTAATTTTCACGGAGAAGAATTAGGTATACCAGACGAAGCTCACGCAGAGTTAGATTTTGACATAGAAAAAAATGGTTATCATATAAGAGGTTTTATAGACCAGTTGTTTTTATACAAAGACAAAAAGACTGCCATAATCAGAGACTATAAGACAAGCAAAAAAATGTTTGAGGGTAAAGAAAAAGATGACAACCTTCAAGACTATATGTACTGTTTAGCTGTTAAGCATTTATTTCCAGAATATGTAAACAGAAATGCGGAGTTTTTATTTCTAAAGTTTGACCTAAAGAAAAAAGGTTTAATGAAAATGAGACCACTAGATGAAGATGACTTAGAAGGTTTTGAAATGCAATTGGCAAATGTTCAAAACTATTTAGAAAACTTTGATGAGTGCGATGCTGTTGGTAATTTTGCTTACGATAAAGGCTTTCCAGATGATGGTACATTCAGCGGTAAATTACAATGTGGGTTTGCGGAAAATAAAGGACAACTAAAGAAAGATGGTTCTTTAATGTGGCACTGTCCATTTAAGTTTGATTTCTTTTATGTAGAAATATTAGATGCGGAAGGCGTACATATTTCCTCTTGCTTCCAAGACGATTTTGACAAAAGCATGGTGCCCGAAGGTGGCAAGCATTCAATTAAATATTACAAAGGGTGTCCAAAACATTTATGAAAAAATTTAAAGTTACAAAAGAACAACTAGATAGAGCTAAAAAACTTTTTGATTTCAAAGAGTTAAATAACAGCATTACAAAAGGCGAAGGTAATCTTGCGGGGGCTGTTGGAGAAATCGTAGTTAAAGATGCGTACAAAGGAACTGGTGAGAACACATATGATTATGATACAATTATTAAGGATTATAAAATAGATATAAAAACAAAAAAATTCTCAGACCAATTTACCCCAAACAAAGATTGGAACTTAAATGTCTCTGATTATAACACTAGGCAAAAGTGTGATGCTTATTGCTTTGTTGGTGTTAATGAATCTAACACCATAGTGTATGTTTACGGTTTTATGAAAAAGAAAGATTTTTACGATAAGGCCGTATTTGGTAAGAAAGGGCAGATAGACCCTAGAGGCAACGGTAAATGGAAGTTTAAATCAGATTGTTACAATATTTTAATTAAAGATTTAGCGATATAATCTTGACAAATTAATATTACCATCTATATTGGTAATATGATTCCATTTTTTAAAACACATTCTTCTATTGGTAAAAGTATTCTACGAATAGATGATGTACACGAGCTAACAAAAGACTTCGAAGAGGTTTATTTCATCGAAGATAGCATGACAGGTTTTCCAGAAGCCTTTAGAAAGTTTGAGGATAGATTACGTTTTGGTTTGCGTTTTTCCATTTACAATGACGACCATAGCGAAGAATCCGAAAGCAAAATGATCGCATTTGCAAATGGCGATGCTGGTGCAAAAGAACTATATAGTCTTTATACACAACAATCAGACACGAAGATTACAAGACCTTGGGACTATACAAAAGATTTACAGTATGTTGTACCTTTTTATGATTCTTTTTTACATAAAAACTTAACAACCTTTTCTAATTGTGTTGTTGATCTACCCTTTGATGTGCCATTTATTATTGAGGATAATAACCTTCCTTTTGATTGTTTGATTGAAGATAAAATTTTAAGTTATTGCAAAAATAACCCAAATGAACATTTTAACGCAAAGTCAATATATTACCAAAACAAGGAAGATGTTTTGGCTTTTCAAACTTATAAATTAATTTGTAACCGTAGGATAGGTAGAACTTATGATCTATCGAACCCTGGACTAGATCACTTTGGTAGTGACGAATTTTGCTTCGAATCATGGAAGAATTACTTAGATACAACTTTAAACAACGTTATATAGTTTTTGATACCGAGACAGAGGGATTAAATTTA